TCTATCAAAATCGAGAAGCTCTTTGATATACTTGAATTCTTTTCTGATTGCTTTCTTCAGATTATCGGTTGCATTGAGATTCGATAATTCAATCTCAATTGGAGAATCATAAAGATCGCTTACAATTGCTTCATTAACAACGTCTTCGATAGCACCATCCGCCTCTGGATGCAATGCCATTTCACGATATCTTTTTAGCAAATCAAATTCTGTTCTGTAGACACCTTCAATGTCTACATAGGAACCATAAAATCCACTAGCAATATAGTTGTCAACCCCGTCCTCATTATTTTGAGGAACGGGGGAAACTATACTCTTGGATTTTTTTTCTGTATCTTCAATCGAAAAACCAAAAAGTTTTGCCATTATGACTTTAACTAGACTGTTATATCAACTATTTAGGTGATGTCTGCACCGCCAGCTTCAGGAGATGTGCCTCTCTGAGCTTCCCACCACTGAACTTGAAGTTCAACAGTGAATTCTTCAATGGTGTCAGTTGTCTCATAATTTAAATCAATTGTCGAAATGTTGGTTGGGAAAGTATCATAGAAATGATACGATCTGAGAATTCCACCATCACGAGCAAGTTGATAGACATAAGCATCTGCTTGATACTCTTCTGGATCTGTCAATCCAGTACCATCATTGACTTTATTGATTGTATTCATCCATTGCTCAAATGCTGAGCGAATGGAGAAATCAGTGTCGTTAATGACAGTGATTGTCCAAGTTTCAAATGTTCTGTCTCCAGCAATCTTAAGAATACGTCCTCTGAATGGAACATCAATTGGAGCAACAGTTGAAGCTGGTAGTGCTGCTGCTTTTACAAGAAATCTTGCTTTTTGGAGGACATCGTTATCGATACCCACAGCAGATGGAAACGCTAATTCAACTTCAAATAGGTTGTTTCTTGCGCCACCACCAGTTAACTTACTCTTAAAGTCGGTGATTTTTCTGAGCGGAATGTTATTCCTTTGTTGACGACTAGGCATTTTTCTTTAAACCTCTAATTAAACGTTACCGATTACTTCTTCAAATGAAACGCCAGTTCTGGTGGCAACAAACGTAAGACCGATGAAGTTGATTGATCTTGCGGGTTTAATGAAGATGTCTGCTACGAACTCATTGTTGTCAATGATAGCAGCAGTGTTATTTGTCTCATCACAAATAACAACATAATCGAAGATTCCACGCTTTGCTTGAACATCGCGGAGGAATGGTTCAACAATGTTCACGAAGTTCGTTCTTGTAATTTCATCATTGAACTCAAAGAGTTGATCTTTCGCAGCAGCGGAGATTGCATCTTCAAGGTAGATGAACAGACGACGAACGTTGATTCTATCGAATGCAGAAGACTTGGCAAATCCAGTCTTGTCACCAAAGAGAATAATGCCAGAACCAGGAGAAAGAACTACTGGGTTGACTCTATTCGAATAAAGTCTGTCTCTTTGCGTCTTGCTAGGATTATAAGCAAGTTTTACAGCATTGAGAATTCCACCTCTTGATGTTCCCGCTGGGGAGAACCAAGGGAAGTTATTAATATCATTTCTGGCACAAAGTCCAGCAATGTCACCATTCAAAGGAACATATCTGAAGGTATTTGCAAACCTATCAAACATGTACTTATATCCAGTATCGAAGATACCGTAAGTGGATGATGTAACTGGAGCAAAGAAACTGATTACATTATCAGTAATGTCCGCATCAGAGTTGATGTTGACTGCTGCCTGATCCGATGTATCGGTGAGTGCAGCAGCTCTATATGGAGAGATGAAAGCAAGTGAATCCTGTCTCAGTTCGCAAACTGCAATCAGTTTGTTAGCAAGTGCTTGTGCATCTGACTTAGAGTGTTGTGCCGAACCCATCAGCAGGAAATCTACTTCAAAGTTTTCCTTGTTTGAGAACAAGTCATAACCAGAAACGAGTCCAGATAAACCAGCACTCAAAGCACCAGAGGCAGTAATATCAGTTGTTCCGTCGTAGTTTTCACCACTTGCAAGAGAAAGGTTTTGATTACCAGTAGCGGCAAAGGTAATTCCTTGTGCATCTTGATCCCAACCTACATCACTTTCATGTGTGAAACCTGAACTGAATCCAGTGGTAACAATACCTGCAGGAGCAGAACCACCGAAAACATATTCGGATGTATTAAAGAGGAACTTCCTCCAGTAAGATGGAGAACCTAATGAGAACTCAGCATCTTTTGCTTTTGAAAGTGCAAGATTCTTTTCAAGAATTGTTCCTTCATTTCCAGTGATTTTTCCATCACCATCAAGAACAACTACGTGCACTTCATCAAATCTTGAATCTCTTCCTGCAGCATAATCAGAAGTTCCAGGACGCTCTGCAAGAGTATTCCACTTAACAGTTTTTCCTGTTGAAAGTGTAATGTTTTGCTGATCGAACCAGTCCTTTTGAGCAGTTACTGATGTTGTTGCATATGCTACTGCTACTCCAGCAGTGTGAATAGCAACATTACCAGTTGTATTAAATGCATAAACACCAGATGGTTGATAGTCTACGTTTGTTTCGGTGCTAGCACCAGAAACGTGTGAGAGAACTTTTACATATGCATCAGTTCCGTCAACCTCTGTGACGATACCTTTTAAGTGTCCATCGAGAGTTTCAACAGTTCCGTCTGCTTTTGGTAAAGATGCAGAAATTGCTTGGGTAATGCCCATACCAACAGCGATGCTGTTTGCTGCAGTCAAAGTAATGATTTGATCTGCCTTTGAGTCAATAATTCCAACTCTTAATCCGTTACCCCAAGATCCTGGGTTTCTTGCAGCAACTGTTACTCCTGTGATTGTGTTCTCATCGTAACCAAGTTGTTCGTAATGCTCTTCACTCTTGATTCTTACCGATGATGCAGCACCAGAATAAGCGTTTGCTAAGTCTGAATCGTCAGCTCTGACAACTCTAAGTGAACCACCATATGCTAAGAAAGATGAAGCAGTGAGCCAATACTCATAATGCTTATCTGTGCTATATGGTTTTCCGAATTTATCAAGTAAGTCCTGTTCACTCTCAACAATGGTAGGAACTTCTACTGGACCTTGGGCAAAGGGCGCCACAATTGCTCCAATACTAGCAGAGGTTGGATCTACTCTTCCTACTGTAAGGTCTACTTCCCTTACTACAATACCAGGAGATGCTAGGTTTAATGGCATCTTGTTTTTCCTCGCAGTCCAAATTTATCTAAAAATATTTATGGAAAGGGGTATTTTCAGTGGGGAAACTGTGCGTGAACCCTACCAATCAGGATATTCCCATGAAGGAATTATTTTCTTTTTTAACTTCACTCTTTTGACGGTGCATTCTTTGCACTCGTATGAATATGATGATGGCAGTGTTTTTCTATCTTTTCTTGTTAAGTAATAGTCTTCTACCAAATTTTTTACTTTTCCACAGGCACGACATCTTCGATCAAAAAACAATAAATGTTCTAATTCAATCTGATCATCAATGTCCATTATTTTTCTGCGGCGTATAATGCAAAGGTTGATGTTGTAATAACAGTCATCATATTAGCAATATGTTGTTTGGTATCAGAATCACATTTATTAACCATAGGTAGGAAGCATCCAACTATTGTTACTCCGACTATGGATAGTTGAAAAAAGATAACAACTTTTATTAGGTTTATAACTTGATGTTTGGTATCCATTACATGTATTCCCACATATAAGACTTATCACCATATTCATCTGTGTGCCATCTATCACCATCAGAGTCTACAAAACTTCCTTCATCATTTATACCATCAAGAATAAATCCAAATGGTGCCATGTCTTGTTCAATTTGATTCTTCTGTTCCTCATAGATTCTTTTGCGAACATCATTGTCCGTCATTTCTTTAAAATAATCTTGAGCAACTAACCAAGAGAAAATAACTAAGCACATTGCCAAGTCATCGTTACAACCTTCTTCTGCCTCAAATGAATTATGTTTTTGTGCAAAAGTTGTTAGTTCTGAAATGATTTCATAATCCGCAGTGAGAAGTTTATATTCTTCTATAAGAGTTTTTAAATTTGAACATCCCAACTTTTTAACTGCTGCTGTCATTCTGACACCAAGTTGAGATTTTTTGCCACTAAATCCAGAACCAACTATTTGCCCTGCACGTCCTCTCATTGAACACATCAGAACATTATCATATTCCAAATCAAAGTGAATGATATTTGCAACCTGATCTCCAATATCATTAATTTCTATCAATAACCATGCTCCATTATATGATGTTGCAACCTGATGTATGATATTTGGAAACAACATTGGTTTAATCTCATTGTTTCGATATTTTGCAACAGCTTTATATGGGAACTCAGTTATGTCAAAAACAATAAATGCAGAATAATCATTACCAAGTCCTCTAGCAACATCAACTGTCATAAGATAATTTCTATCTTGTACAGGATTTTCATAAACATCTAAACCAGCATTTCTTTGTATCGGATCGTCATATACCAGAGTTTTAAGAATCGCTGGATTAATTAAAGTATTAACGGAACCTAAGAATTCACATTCAAACTCAACCTTGAACTGTTGTTCTGAGGTGTTTGCAATGGTTGTTTCTTTCCACTGCAAATCTCTCCCCGGCACTTCACTCCAATGAACTTCTGTTGGAATATATTCATTCTTCTTTGTTTCTGCATCATGCCACATACGGTAGAAGTGATTCATACCGTGTGGCGTTGAAACTATGATGACTTTTGTGTTTTTGCCAGAAGTAATAGTAGGATAAACAGATGCAAAGAAGGAATCAGCGACGTGATTAGGGACGAACGCGAATTCGTCGAGAAAGAGGATATTGAACGACATGCCTCGGACAGCACTTGCAGATGTAGAAGCTGCCAATATCTTACTGCCATTTTCCAACTCCATTGAACCTTTGTTCCATGACAGAATACCCTGTTGCATCCACTTAGGCAAGTTTTCATAGGCAGTTTGCAATCTTTGTAATAATTCTCTTGCAGTTGCTGCCTTATTTGCCAGGATGCCAATGTTTACACTGTCATTGAATACAGCATAATGCAAAAGGTAAGATACGACTGTAGTAGATTTACCAGTCTGTCTTGGCATCTTACAGATATTGAATCTATTATTATGAAAATTATTAATTAACTTCTCTTGAAAGTGATATGGATGAAACTGTGTTAAACCCTCATCAAGAGAAACAATCTTAATATAATTATTTGCAAAATATACAGGATCTTCTTTACACTTCAAGAATTCAAGGATTTGCTCCTCTGTAAATTCAATCTGTGTATTCGCTTTTTTTAGATTAGGATTACCAAGATAAACTTCACTCATAAATCAATTTAATTATCTACAACTAGTAAGTCAAACATTGATGAGACAGTTGCATTACTACCAGTATATGTTCTTACTTCAAGGTCTGTTTTTTCGGTGAAGTAAAGTGGAATACTAAAAGTAGTATGCATGTTACTATTATATAGATTCAATTCACTAGCAACCCTGAATACCCCACCAACCTGTTTCTGAAATAATCTAACAGTGTTTTCTTGGTTTTTATTCATCGTTGCAGCAAATGCTCTAAGATAACCACTCTTACCTGCGGGAACAGTATAGAAAGTAACTTGAGACTGTCCCATTCCTTCTGCAATTTGACAAGTAACTCCTACACTATGAGTAAAATTAATATCTCCTACATTAGTATTATCATTATTGCCAGTTAATACAAATGCTCTATGAGTTCTTAAAAACTCTACTGTTCCAGCAACAC